CTAATTTTGTATCTGTAGAAAAACTTGATGCCATATTAATAAGGTTCTATTGGTGTCCAGACCATAGTTGCGCCTGGTACCACTGCACTCCATGTTATCGCCGTAGCGTCCTTTGTATCTAGCGTTAAGCCACTACCAGTAACGTCTACATTTGCTGCTGCCGTTACTGTAACAGTACCCGTAGACATAGTCAATGCGTTTCCAGAGACTGTTATATTAGCATCTGCCGTAACCGTAGCTGTTCCGGTAGCCAGGGTCAGTGGACTGCCTGTAGGACTTAAATTAGCTTCTCCAGTTATAGATAATGTACCAAAACCAAGTGTTAATGGACTTCCTGTAGCATCCTCTATAATAGAATCAGCTGTAATACCTATGCTACCTATCGTTATTGTTAACGATGTCTTAGTAGCTGTAATAGTTACGTTTCTATCCTCGGCTGCTGTTGCAAACGGAAACTCTGAAAATGCACTTAGTCCTAACATATATAATCCTTAAACAGGAGAGAGTGTGGTGTTATGGTGGTGACACTCCCTCCAGTATAAGGATATATCACTTTTTAAACCAAGCGGGAAGCCCTAAATGCGGTCTTCTATCATTTACGTTTTTATCCGCATCTTTAGATTTTTGGTCGTTATAGTGTAGAAATACTTGGGCACAGTTATCGCCTTGAAACTCTTTTCTCCAATGCTCTAGTTCCATACCTCTGTATACAAGCATATCACCAGGCTTTAAATTTATAGAAATACCTTTGTTATTACTAGTTGTCGTATATTTTTTACCATCAGGTATACCTACATTTTTCTTTGGCTCTAAATGTATTGGCCAAGGATCACCACCTAAATTTAATGTTGTAGATATTTCACAACTAAATCTATCTTTGTGTCTGTGTAAGACATCACCAGATTTATATATTCTTGCATAAGAATATGTTGGGTTTAATTTAAGACCTGTTTTCTTTTCCATAATAGGTAAAGTTCTCATTAACAAAGTCTCCATAGCTAAATCCGCATAGTGAGAATATGTATTTGGAACTTGTTGATCAGCCCAAGTGCCCCACTCCTCTGTAAAGTTAGAGATATATCTTTCATCAAATAAAGTTCTTGCAACCTTCCTTTTAAGTAAAAAATAATTATAAACAAATTCAGCTATTTCTTTTGGTACAGCCTCTTTAATTACAACGTATTTATTTTTTTTGAAGCTCATCTTTTCGACTCCTTTCTTTTGATATTGCTGTTTCAACAGCTTTAATATTAAAATGTATAAATCTAAACGGCTCTAAACCTGGATCTACTGCAAACTGATGTGGTACATAACCTGGAAAAATAATCATTGTTCCTGGTTTTGGTCTGTAATGAACTTGGTTAGATGCCAATGTAATTTGTTCTTGATTTTTCATAAACAACTTTGTCATCTCCGCACCAGGTCTTGGATCGTGAAATATCGGGTAAGATGTTTTTTCACTACATTTTAAAAAATAAAATCCTGATACATGTTGATTCCAATGAACATGAGTATCGTGATGTCCCCCACCTTTCTCACTAAACTCTTGCACCCAAAATTCTGTAAAGTGTAAGCTGTGGTCTTTTAAATTAAATCCTTGCCAATTTAAAAACTCATAAGATCTTTGTCCCATAAATTCTACTAAATCTTTTATTTTAGGATCCTGAGAAAAACTCTCACTATGATAAGACAAGCCAAAACTACCTATATCTTTTTTCCATTTAGGTTCATTTTTTAATTTATCTTTTAAATTTTTTTGAGACTTTTTAATATATTTATCTGTTACTTTAATTGCGTTTTTTAAAAACATGGGTGCCTCTGCCACCCATATTGGTGTTTGAAAATAAAATGCAGATTTAAAATCTACATGTCCTTTTGGTTTATTACTACCGCCTTGTATCATATTATCTAAAAGGATAGCCAAGATTCCATATTACTAGACTATGCCTTACTCCTTTCGTTACTGGTTTAACTCTATGCCATACAAAAGATGGAAAAACTACCAAAGAGCCTTTTGGTAATATTTCAGTGCATGTTCTCATAGCACGAGGTTTATCAGGATCTTCATTCCTTAAATCAAATTCTAACTCCCCGCCTTTGTATTCTTTTGGATCTGTTAAACTAACTGTTACAGATAGTTTTCTTATCTTGCCTTTTGTTGGTCCCTCGTCTACGTAAGGTTTATCCCAACTGTCACAATGCCAATCATAATACTGACCTTTTTTATATATTGTAAATTGACAAGATTCTGACCAATCCCAATCAAAATTCCAACCTGCATTTTTATTTGCCATGTGAACATAAGGTTGAATTTCTTTGTATATCCATCTATCGTTCATCCAAACAATATTTGAATCTCTTTTCTTTTGTAAATTTTTTATTTCGTCTTTTGTAAGAGGTTGCTTTTCTAAATTTCTGTCTCTACCAAAACCACCTGTAATGGCCATAATTTCTCTGTTCTTTTCTGCTTTACCATATTGCACAATCATATCACAAATCCTTGGCGGTATAACAGATTCAAAGTACCAGTAATAATTAGATATATTCATAATTAATTGTTAAAATTGTATTTAAGTTTTTAGATTTATTCGGTGAAAAAGAATACTTATTAGTAGCTGGAAACATTATAAAGTGATTATCTTTCATAGGTATGTGCCAAGTTCTATTTTTTCTTCTATTATCATCATACTCAATAATGCATTCTGAGGAACCCTCTTTAACATCGACACCATAAACAAGTGTATAATCTGGTGAGTGAAGTAAATTAACGGGGTCAACTTGATTTCTTGTCCAAGATTTTTCTTCGGGATGCATAATATTACCATGCATGGTTTTAGTTACTAAAGTTCTACCGTATTCAACTCCCCAATGATCTCTGATATAGTCTTGCAACCATTGTAGAGGTTGAGAAAAATTTACAACATAATCATTAAAAGCATAAGCTTTAGGATTATTATTAATTCGTTTTTGATTTACGTAAGATTCTACTATGTGGTTTCTTATTTTATTGCGATTAATATCAAAACCTTTAGGCATCGCAACTTCGCCAGTATATAAATCAATTTCAGACAGCACCACCTTCTGCATAAATTATATTTCTACTTTATTCCAACTCCCGTTTGCTTCGTCCCAATCGTATCTGTGAGTAGTTTTTTCTGCATCAGATAATTCTGGTGCATCACCTATTGGTGACTGCCATCTTGCTTCTGATGTATTAAGAACCCAACTAGCGTAAGGTTTTTTCATAATGAAAATATCGTTATCTTCATCATAAGAATAACCTATCCCAGCATAATTACCTCTAAATGCTTTAGAGTTATCACCTGATTTATGTTTATTATTATATGTATTGTAAGATGTTTTTTTCCAAAGAGGCCAGCTATGGATTCTTTCCAAAAACTGTCTACCTACTTCTTCA